CTATAGTCTTTTTGCCTCTTTAATTTTTTCATTTGCCGTATTTGCTATATGGGATGAGGCGGCCCACTTCAATCCGTATTTCCCATATATAAAGTCGCATTTTATGAGCGCAGTTGATGGATATATTTTATATCCAAGTAAATCGTAAAAAGCTAATTCCCCACCTATTGTTTGATTGTAATTAGATGGCGGCCTAATCGGGTCAACTGTTTCGCCATTTCCTGCAATATGACTGAATCGCAAGACCTTCCCATCAATGCTTACATAATCTCCATCTTTTAACAATTTCTGCAAAAAACAAACAAAACCTATATGAGGCTTGTTAATCTTACATCTTAACCGAACGTAAGCAAAGACCAATGCTTGGCATATCATAAGAAAAACGGCAAAAGCACCAAAGAATAACAAATAGTACAATATCGCCTTCATATACTATCTTTTTACTGCCACTTCTCAAAAAAATGTCAACAGGTCGCGTATAATATACGAGCTGTTTTGCGCATAATTTTTTTTATGAAAATGCGTGCTTGTACATTTCTGTTCCTGTCCATACAAGTAATGGAAGAACGGCAAAAGATGAGATACACAACCAAATTCGCATTGCCTTATCGCCAAAAGTGGCAACTATAGCAATTAGGAAATCATATATTTTTACCCCGATAATCGAGGCAAATAGCAGGATGAATGGATGCCACCATTTTACAGCCAAAAAGAAAGAACACACAAACAGTCCCCATCCAATAAGGCCCAAAACAGAAAGGAACCCGACAATTTTTCGGAACATAGTTTCTGATTCGCCCAGTCTGTCAAGGACTTCACATGCGCCTGATGCGGCATAACCAAACACTAACGTCAAAAGAAGGGATAGATAGAAAGTCATAATAATTATCTTTAATCATCAAGTTCAGGAATGCGAGGTAGTAGTTGCATAAAATGAGCCGTATCTGAAATAAAGCTCGTACAAGCATCAACAAAATCTTCGTTTAGATTGCATGAGCGGATTAGTTTTTCCGCTTCTTGTATGCTATACCCTTTAACGCCACGTTGCATTCTAATCGCATATGCGGCAAGTGCAGTTCTTGTTTGTGTACTATCTGCTTCCGGCCAAGAGTCTGTCAACTGACTTCTTAAATAATCCTTTGCTGTCATAATCACTTCTTATTAAATTTCATTATTTTTCCTACAACATCTATTAGCTCTCGGCTCAGTGCAATTAACTCGTCATCCTTAGATGTTCTTTCATTTATGTTAGACAGCAGACTGTCATTTTTTATAGCCGCCTCATCAAAAAACATTCTTATATCTACGTCTAACTTTATTGCAAGTGTCTCCAAGTCTTGAGCTTGCATCTTATTGTTGTTAATACAACGGTGAAGGTTGGCTTCACTCATCCCAATTTCACTTGCGAGAAGACGTATTCCACCTGGTCTCTTTTCGCATAAATTTCTAATGATTCCAAGGTTCATGGCTAAAATATTTTAAAGTTTTTGACTAAAATATTTGCAAGTGTCTATATAATTTAATAACTTTGCACTCGAAAGTTACAAAGAAAGTAAGTAAAACGCAAGAAAAATGGAAGAAAAAGCACCTTTAATGCCAGCAATTAAGGCAATGAATGTCAACGATACGCTGACATTCCCAATTATGAGAATGCGCTCTGTTGACAAGGCCGTGTACGAGGCAAACATCATGTTTGAGGGAAAATATACAGCCAACCGCGACAGGGAAAAGAAAACAATAACCATCACGCGAACTGCATAGCCCGCACAAAAGGAAGAATGGCCGAGTGGTCGATGGCACCTCACTGCTAACGAGGAATGCGTGAATGCGCATCGGGGGTTCGAATCCCTCTTCTTCCGCTGACGAATGTAAACAACTAATGCAAACGACTATAAAGAAACAATCAAAACAAATCCAAAGCATATGGGATTTTGTCATCGCCATCATCTTCGCCATTTTGGCACTGGCCTGCATCATACAAGTGGCCACACATGGTGCATGGTGGCATATCTTTACAGCAGCAACATTTGCTGCATTCAGTTACAAACTTTTCCTGGATGCTAAAGAAGAACAACCATGAACATACAGCAACTTAACAAAATTGTAGCGCACGCTGTAGATATCGGCATGCATTTACACCAGCGTCTTATCGAGCCAGATTCCGACCGCATCACTCAGTCTGAGGCAAAAAGATATATTAAGCGCCTTGGATATCAGCCAGTGATGATAAACAAATGGGCTAAAGCAGGCCTTTTAAATGGACATAAGACTTCGAACCAGCAGAGCGCTATTGTTTACTATTCCCTTACGGAACTTAAGACTTTGCTCACTACACTTCAGCTTAAAGATTATATTGGCTAAAACTCTTAAAAAAGAAAAACAAACATGAAAAGAACAAAGACCATAAAATCCATCAAGGGTTTTAACGAGAAGTTGCAATGTCGAGGTTTCCAATACGAGATTGGCAATAAATACACCTTGCCAAAAGGAGAAGAAGTGTCAATCTGTAAACGTGGATTTCACGCCATATCAGAAGATTGCTCTCCGTTAGAAGTATTCGGATATTACCCACCAAGCATCGACGGCAAACCATCAAGATATTGTGAGGTCGAACTTGGTGGTCAGATCCAAAATGACGGGGAAAAAATAGCTGGCTCACAAATTAAAATTGGAGCTGAGATTGGAATACCTGGACTTGTCAAGGCCCATATAGAGTGGGTAAAACGCAACCTCATTCAGGATGACGAACATAAAACTTCCAACACTGGCAACCGAAGTTCGGCTTCCAACACTGGCGACTATAGTTCGGCTTCCAACACTGGCGACTATAGTTCGGCTTCCAACACTGGCGACTATAGTTCGGCTTCCAACACTGGCTACCAAAGTTCGGCTTCCAACACTGGCAACCGAAGTTCGGCTTCCAACACTGGCGACTATAGTTCGGCTTCCAACACTGGCTACCAAAGTTCGGCTTCCAACACTGGCGACTATAGTTCGGCTTCCAACACTGGCGACTATAGTTCGGCTTCCAACACTGGCTACCAAAGTTCGGCTTCCAACACTGGCAACCGAAGTTCGGCAGAAGTTTCGGGCAAAGACTCTGTAGCTGCCGTATTCGGTAAAGATGGTAAGGCACGAGGCTCCATTGGTTGCGCTCTATTCTTGACGGAGCGCGGAGAATGGAACGGAGAAACATATCCAATCAAAAATGTCATGGCCGTAATAGTGGATGGAGAGAAAGTGAAGGCCGATACTTGGTATAAACTGATTGATGGAAAACTTGTTGAAGCAGACAATGATAAATAACAACCCTTAAACAAAAAAACAATGAGCAACATTCAACTGACCGTCGACGCGATTTGCGCCATGCAGCCGCTCGACATCGTGAAAAACGAAGCCGTTCGCGAACGCTTCATTCAAATCTACAACTCCCTATGGGGTGGCGGCGAAGCTGCCTACGAGAAGGAAAGCACCTACTTTAATAGCTTACTTCGCGACGACGAGAAGAAGCAGAAGGCAACAAAGTTTTCCATCTTTACGGCTTTTATCGACTTGGCAATCTGTGGACTCTCGCTGGAGCCAGGAGTACGTGCCTTATGCTACCTGCAAGGGCGCAATTACAAAATCGGAGAATACATCGGTAATGACGGGAAGAAGAAAGGACAGTACGAAGGTCGGCTGGTACTTACCGTATCTGGGTATGGGGAGCTAGTCCTCCGTGCAAGAAACGGACAAATACAGCATGCCGATAATCCAGTGCTTGTGTACGACGAAGACGAGTTCAGCTTCTCGGATAAGAACGGATGTAAACAAGTCTCATATACTTGTCACCTACCACATGTCAGCAATCATATTGTAGCATGCTACATGCGTATCACGCGTGCCGATGGAAGCATCGATTATGGAATTATGCTCGAAGAGGACTGGCTGAGACTACAGGAATATTCCGCAAAGAACAATCGACGCTGGGATGACCAGGCTAAAAAATGGACTGAAATCCCCAACGAACTATATAGGCAGCGCGACGGCATGATAGACACGGGCTTCCTTATCGCCAAGTGCATTAAGCATGCCTTCAAGACCTACCCGAAGGTGCGCGTCGGACGTGGCACAGAACTGGAGAGCCAGCAGCCCGACACACCGCAGGACGAAGACCTCTACGGTGTTGAGGATGCCCCGCAGCCGGCAATGCCACAGCCACAACCCTCTTTCGCCCCCTCGCAGGACATGTCCGCCGGGGTGACGGTGGACCCATCAGAGAACAACATTCCCAACGACGAAGCCTTTTAATCCATGAGCCATGAACGAAGTAGCAATCATCCAGAAGGAAAGCATCGAGCTTATCATGCAGAACGCCCCCGTGGCGTACAGTGAGAACAAGGTCAGCCACGACCGCTGCATTAAGTTCGGCCAGAACCTCCTTGCCACCATCAAGCAGCAGGGCATGACGGACGACATCGACCAGCAGGCGGCCAAGTACATCAACATGTCCAAGGCTACCATCAAGAAGATGAACGAAAAGCGGAGTCCCGTGACGAAGATATTTGATGAAATCCGTGCCCGGTTCACCGCCTACGAGAACGAGATTGACCCGACCCGGAAAGACACCGTACCCTATCAGGTACAGATGCTCCGCGACCAGTATGCCGCCGAGAAGCGTGCCGAAGAGGAACGCAAGCGACAGGAAATTATCTTGCGGCAACAGGCAGACACGGCACGCAACCAGTATCGGGCTGACATTGAGAAGGAGTTTCGGGAGCAGTTCGCCCGTGAGACGAATATCCGCCTCAATTCTCTCATGCAACTATACGCGGCTGTCACGCTTGAGAATTATGAAGAGAAACTTGCGGAGATACGCGGCATCAGCACCGATGTCAATCCGTCCTTTGCATCCGCTGTCATGTTGCCTGTGAATGTACCCGCCGAGGCTTTGACCGAGATTCGCACACAGACCATAGAACGCTTAAGTCCGATGCTGATACAGCAGAGCCGCGAGACCGTGGAAGATACCAAGCAGAGATACCTTGACATGCTACCATCTAAGAAGACCGAACTGGAACGCGCGGCCAAGTCCAATGCCGAGGAGGCAGAGCGCATCCGCCAGCAGATGGCGGCACGCGAAGCCGAAGAAGCTGCACGCCGCGAGGCAGAGCGCAAGCAACGTGAGGAGCAGGAACGGCAGTCGGCAGAGATGAAGAAGCAGGCAGAGGCGATGGACGGCCTCTTTGCCAGAGCCGAGGCATCCGTGCAGGGATATACGCCCAAAGCCAGCGTCAAGAAAAGACTCGTGCCACTCAATATCGAGGCTTTCCCAGAGATTATCTCCATGTGGTGGACCAAGGAAGGTCAACACCTCACCGTCGAGGAACTGTCGAAGATGTTCAAGAAGCAAATCACATTCTGCGAGAAGTGTGCCAAGGAGGGAGAACTCATCCGCTCCGAGCACATTGCCTACGAGGACGAAGTCAAAGCCAAGTGAGCTCACAATCCTTACTCTCATGAACTACAATCCAGACACCTATTTTGAGCGCAGTGAGGTCAGCAACTCCGACCTCACCGCCCTCAAGAACCTACTCCACCCAGGCCTCACGTTCAATCCTGAGGCCCGCGAGGCAGCCTTCCGCTTCGGCAATCTCGTCGACGCCCTCATTACCGAACCCGACCGAGTGAACTACTACCGCTATACGGTGGACGACGTGCATTATACCGAAGACGAGTTCCGCTATGCACAGGAGATGTTCAATTCCCTTCGCAAAGAGGCACGACGCGACCAGTTCCTCTTTCGTGTACTTGAGGATGCTCTCACACAGAAAGTCATGGTGAACAAAGGGCAGCACTTCGAGTATGGCAGTTTTCCCTTCGTGCTCGACACCCGCTGCAAGTGGGACTGGTTCCTGGGCGACTTCGGGTTTGGCGGCGACCTTAAGACCACCTTTGCGACCTCGCAGAAGGAATTTGACGAGGCTGTGGACTTCTTCGACTGGGACCGCTCTCGTGCCTGGTACATGGACATCGCCCATTCCGACCGCGACTTCATCTACGGTATCAGCAAGAAGAACTGCCGTGTGTTCAAAAAGTTCATCCACCGTGGGGATGCAATATACAATCGAGGCCGTGAAAAATACGAAGAATTAGCATTCCAGTATTGGTGCCTAAATATTTTGTAATAATGACAACAAACATGGGAAAAAATTGTACACAAAAGGATTATGTCCTTCAGCACCTGCGAAGATTTGGTTCCATTGAACCGTTAACCGCTTTGCGGGAGTATGGATGCTATCGACTTGGAGCCGTGATTTTCAATCTGCGCAAAGAGGGTTATAGCATTGCAACGGAAATCATGGATTCCGTGAGCCGCATTACTGGACGTCCTGTCCGATTTGCAAAGTATATACTCAAATAAACGGCATAAACATGGATATATACTGCCGCGTGACCCCAGTTGGACTTATGCCAATGTACAATTCAGACTACGACGAGAAGCAGAAGCTTCGCGAAGGGGAAACCGTGCTGTGCAGAATATCCAAGCCGCGGAACTATGAGTTTCACAAAAAGTTCTTTGCCTTGGTGCGCCTCACATTCGACAACCTGCCCGAACGGCTTGTGCAGATGCTGGGCATACGCAGCGAGGAGGACATGCTGGACTGCCTGAAGATAGACCTTGGTTTGTTCCGAACTGTATGGCACGGAGGGAGACCTGTAGTCCGACTTGGCAGCATCAGTTTTGCGGCCATGGACAACAACGAGTTTGAGAAGTTCTATAACAGATGTGTCACGCTTATCCTCGACAAGTACCTTTCGGGCACAGACCGCCAGGCATTGAAAGAAGAAATAGAACGATTCCTATGAAAGACTGTAATATAAATATACTTGACATTGTATTGCCAAAATACAAGTACGATGAAATTCGCACCGAAGGCAAAAGAATCATAGACATTGAACAGAGTCTTATCAATAGACACGCCATAATGGAATGTTTTGACTATACTCAGTGCATCAACAACGCAGCTTGCTCTACTTGCCCCATTATGAGGCAGAAGGGTCTCACGCACGTCCGCGTCACCAAACGTGTATTCGGCTATTCCATGCTATTTGAATTGGCCGGCATACATCCCTATGCAGATATGTTTACCGTCACACTCGGAAAAAGACTACGCCATGACACACTATGACAACACACTGAAGGTGACCCCCTATCAATACCAACAGGAGGGCATACGCTTCGGGCTTGACAAGAAAAGACTCATCATCGGTGACGAGCCTGGACTTGGCAAGACGCTCCAGTCCATAGCTATCGTGGACAGTGCCGATGCCTACCCCTGCCTTGTCATCTGTCCGTCGTCGCTGAAGATAAACTGGCAGCGTGAGTTTGAGAAGTTTACCGACAAGCACGCCCTCGTGCTCGACAACGGCACACGAACCACATGGCCTTATCTTCTTCAGATGAAGATGCACCACGTGGCCATCGTCAACTACGAAAGCCTGCGCAAGTTCTTCGTGTGGGACATCAAAGGGGGAAAGTCCTTCCGACTCAAAGATGTGGTCTTCTGCCCCCAGATACGGATGTTCAAGAGCATCATCATCGACGAGAGCCACCGCGTGAAAGACCCATCGGCGCAGCAGACCATCTTTACCAAGGGCATAGCCACCGGGAAGGAGTGGGTCATCCTGCTCTCCGGCACGCCTGTTGTCAATCGCCCGGAAGACCTCGTGGCGCAGCTCTCCATCATGGGCCGCCTGAATGAGTTTGGAGGCAAGACAGCCTTCCTTGCGCGGTATGGCACCTCCAGCGACCCGACAGCATCTACGGAAAGCAACCTCACCGAACTCTCGCAGCGGCTCTATGCCTCGTGCCTCATCCGGCGCGAGAAGGCGAAAGTGCTCACCGAACTGCCCGAGAAGACGCGATGCGACCTCTATGTGGACATCAGTAACCGTGAGGAGTACGACCTGGCACAGGCTGACCTTGCCGAATACCTCCGTCTGTACAAGGAGTGCTCTGACGCTGAGGTGCGCCGGAAGATGCGCATGGAAGCACTGGTCAAGTTTATGACCCTGCGCTCGCTCGCGGCCATGGGCAAGGTGGCACAGGCCATCGACTTCGCCCGGAACTTCCTTGCCAGCGGCAAGCCTCTCATCATCTTCTGTTCCTACCACGAGATTGTAGATGCGCTCTGCCTTGCATTTCCGAAAGCCGTGCGCGTCACTGGAAGGGACTCTGCTGTCAGCAAGCAGGCCGCCGTCGATGCCTTCCAGTCAGGGCAGGCCAATCTCATCATCTGCTCCATCAAGGCCGCAGGCGTAGGCCTCACTCTGACCGCAAGTTCCAATGTGGCGTTTGTGGAGTTTCCCTGGACCTATGCCGACTGTTGCCAATGCGAAGACCGTGCCCACCGCATCGGTCAGCGCGACAACGTCACCTGCTACTACCTCATTGGGCGCGGCACCATCGACCACGCCCTGTACAACATCATCCAAAGCAAGAAGTCCATCGCCAACCAGATTATGGCCAGCGACGACGACATACCCACCGACCGAATGTATTTCGACGAACTCGTCAACAGTTTATTTTCACCCATTAATAACCCCAACACATGAAACTCGTAGAAACCAAAAAGAGCGAAGTCCGCTACCGAACTTCCGACCCAAAGAGAATGCTCAACCGCTATCTCACAGATGACCTATGTCGTACATGGACTGAGCCTTGCATAGACAAGGAGACAGGTCATGGCATAAGCGTAGAACGAAAAGAGAAAATCGCCTATAGGGGCGAACGAATCACGCAGGAACTGCTCCAGCGCATCCGCTTCTTCCAGGCCGAAGGGGGCATCAAGGAAGTGGAAGTGTCCAATCAGAAGCGCGTTGCATCCGTCCTGCCCAATGAACGGCAAGAAATCTATCGTGCCGTCGTTGCATTCCGGGACAAGGAGTTCCACGTGACGAAAACACCCTTCATGCTCTATGCCACCTCGGTTGAGAATGCCATGGAGATACTCTGCGATTACATTGAACTGCATCACACCGACGAGTTTCGCATCCTTGAACTGAAGCTCTGCGAGAGTCTGATGCTGATTACCGACGACATCACGTTGCATCCCGATGCTACGACCTATTCCGACAACCGGCTGCTCGAAGGAATCATCTCAATGGATGAATATCTCCAGACAATAGGTTATCAGGTGGAGCCTGCGGACATCAGTACGCCCACGCTTCGCCACTATCACAACAAAGCCCTCAATGAGAAAGACAAGCCGCTGAGAAAGTTTTATCAGATTTCGGTCAGAATCATTCTGGGAGTAAGTGAAGAACAAACTGTGCAGGAGCATTCCTTCATCGTTGACACCTACACGGCGGCGCGTGCTTCGATACTCATCAAGAAGGCCATTGATGAACGACTGGCAGAAAAGGCAGAAAAGGCAGAAAAGCAAGGTTTTGACCACGCGGCGGTGCCATTCTCCGTACACATTGAAGAGTCGAAGATGCTTCCTGTGAAGTATTTCGTCCCCAGGGAGTTCTCAGAAGTCTATATGCCCGAACAAAAGTGAAACACGATTATAAAATAAAAGTTGCGAAGACACCGCAACCACCCAACGAAATAATAGCACATTACATGGCACAATTCAGTAACACATTTCAGGCAATGCTTGCGAGGGCGAACGCTACGCGTCCTCGCAAGCGTCCCGACGACGAAGAACACCGCATCCAGTGCGCTTGCGTCCAGTGGTTCCGCTACCAATACCCAAGTCTGCGTCACAATCTTTTTGCCGTGCCCAACGGGGGTCGGCGTGACAAGGTGACGGGGGCCAAGATGAAGGCCGAAGGAGTGCTGGCCGGTGTGGCCGACCTCATCCTTCTGAAGAGCAATGCACATTACGGTGCCCTGCTTATCGAGATGAAGACCCGCACGGGCCGGCAGGCCGACACGCAGCGGCAGTGGCAACGTCTCATAGAACAGGACGGCTACAAATATGTCGTATGTCGTTCAACCGATGATTTCATGCGCGAAGTAAACCAGTACCTATCTGATTGTCACGCATGCTCAGATGGTATCACAGATCAATAAGGTTATCCATGACAAACTATTTTTCCCATGATAGCAATGCGCGTAATGATGAACGCATCATACGACTGCGAATGCGACACAAGTCTGCTGGATATGGCGTATATTTTATGATTCTCGAACGTATGCGCGACAGTAAGGACTACATGTGTGTCAAAGATTATAATATCATAGCCTTTGACCTACGTGAAGATGCATCGCTCGTAAAATCAGTTGTCGAGGATTTTGGGTTATTTGAGTTTTCCGATGATGGAAAGCACTTCTACTCCAAATCATTTCTCCGACGCATGAAAGAAAGAGATGCTGCCATTGGGAAACTTTCTGCCTCTGGGCGACTTGGCGCACAGAAACGATGGGGAAAGACAAATGACGCACCTGCAAAGAAAATAGAAGAATCAACAAATGAAGTTGGTGCAAAAAAAGAGGAAGAAATCCACCCCGCAAAAACAAAGGAGGACTATGCGAGGCAGTTCATCGAGGTTTTCAATGCTTACATCAAAGCATACAAATCCAAAATAAGGCCTGTAGTTAAACTTACAGACAAACGGGCGGATGCCATTATGATGATATACAGCAGGTTCGCCGAAAATGGCGGAGAGTACATTAAAACAGCTTTCAAAAATGCCGTGACGTCTGATCATTGGAACAAAGACCATCATGGCTAAGCCGATGGCAAAGAGTGAAGCAGAGAAAGTGTTGAACCGCAGCCTTGCTGACGCAAAGGGTGGCGAAGACGGCTACCTCGTCGAGTACCCGGACGGTTACAAGTCATGGTCGCCCAAAGAGACATTTGAGGAGGCTTACAAGATTGCTGACACATACCTCGACCGTATGCGTATTGAGTATGCAGATGTCAAGGAGCGCGTTTTGAAACTGCACACGTTCCTGATGTCTGAGGAGTTCAGAGCATTGCCCAAAGAGAAACAGGCAAAGTTGCAAGCCCAGTGTGGTGCAATGTCCGCCTATGTCGAAATTCTTGGCCAGCGTATCGACGAGGCTAAGATGGAACAGAAACAACAGGAGGCTGCACAAGCTGCTGCCGCTGCAAAGAATATGTCAGCCGGCATCAATGGCCTTTGTTATCTGAGCAAGGCAGACAAGTGTGACTTGTGTCCTGACGAGTCGGACGAATGCAAGAAACTCATCCTTGCCGACGGTTCGCATATCTGCGTTCGTCCCATCCATGTGGAGGAAGTAGTGCACGATGGAGTGCCCGTGAAACGGACTGTCCAGTCTGATGACGAACACGAAATGGAAGGAGTCGCTCATGTCTGACGGACGTTTACAATTCTTCAACCTTGTCAAGGCTATGCGTGAGGCGCAAAGGGAATACTTCTCTACGCGTTCTCCGCAAGCCTTGACAAAGGCTCGTCAACTGGAACGCCGCGTGGACGAAAGCATCAAGCGCGGAGACGAATATCTCAAGAAACAACCTACGCTATTCGATAATGAAAAGTGATATAAAACTCCTATATATAGACCTGTTCTGTGGGGCGGGTGGAACCAGTACAGGCGTTGAAAAGGCAACCTTTCGCGGTGATAAGTGCGCCAAGGTCATTGCCTGTGTCAATCATGATGCCAATGCCATAGCATCCCACGCTGCCAACCATCCCGAGGCACTCCACTTCACGGAGGACATCCGCACGCTGGAACTGGGTCCGCTTGTGAAGCATGTGGATGAGACGAAAAGAAAGTACCCTGACGCAAAGACCGTCCTCTGGGCGAGCCTTGAATGTACGAACTTCTCTAATGCCAAGGGCGGAAAACCCCGCAATGCTGACAGCCGCACGCTGGCCGAGCACCTGTTTCGCTACATAGACGCTCTTTACACAGACTATATTTACATTGAAAACGTCAAGGAGTTTATGTACTGGGGCGAACTTGATGAACACGGCAAGCCCGTGAGTAGGGATCAGGGGCGCTTGTATATGAAGTGGGTCAACAAAGTCAAGAGCTACGGCTATGACTACGACTGGCGTTTGCTAAATGCTGCTGACTACGGTGCCTATACCAGCCGTCGGCGTTTCTTTGGTATTTTCGGCAAGAAAGGACTTCCGATAGCGTTCCCTGAACAAACCCATGCCAAGAATGGTGATGAGGGAGAGCTGTTCCACCTGTACAAGAAGTGGAATGCCGTCCGTGAAGTCCTCGACCTTGACGATGAGGGCGCGAGTATCTTCACAAAGAAAAAGCCGCTGTGTGAGAAGACGCTGGAGCGCATCTATGCAGGGCTGGTGAAGTTCGTGGCCGGAGGTAAAAAGCGGCACGACGACATGATTCTTAAGTATAATTCGATGAACAGCAAAGGTAATTACAAACCTGTCCCTACCGACCAGCCCAGCCCGACGGTGGCCTGTCAGAACCGTTTGGGTTATGTGAAGTTCAACTTTCTAAGCAAACAGTACTCTGGAGACCCTATGAGCAAGAATCAGTCGATAGACAAGCCGGCCGGAACGCTTACTTGTATTGACCATCACGCTTTTCTTTCTGTATTCTTCGGGAATGGTTATAATAGTTCTATTGATAGCCCGGCTCCGACTGAGACACAGAAGGACAGAAATGCCTTTGTGTCTGTAGTACCGTTGAATGACTGCAGTATAGATGTCAACGAACCGATGCCGGATGTTCCGTTGGATAAGGTTTCTGTTGTTACAGAACGTTTTATGGCAAGTGAGTACAGCGGTGGAGGGCAGATAAGCAGTTTGGAAACCGTCAATCCTTCTGTTCTCTGCAACCCCAAACAGAAGTTGGTGTCGGCAGACCAATTCCTGATGAATCCCTATTCGTTCCAGAGCGACGGCGGCAGCATCGACAATCCATGTTTTACTTTGATTGCTCGGATGGACAAGATGCCGCCATATATCATCACTACAGATCAGGGGGAATTGGGTATTGTAATCAATGAGAATGATAGTCGGATGACAGTCGAGATAAAGAAGTTTATGGCTCTTTACGGGATTGTCGATATTAAGATGCGGATGCTAAATATTCAGGAACTGAAGCGTATTCAGGGATTCCCTGATGACTATATCCTTATTGGCACCCAGGCAGAGCAAAAGAAATTCCTTGGCAATGCCGTCGAGGTGAACATGGCGCGTGTTCTTTGCGAGGCTCTTTGCGAGAGACTGGAAAATAATTAGACGTAAATATACTTTTGAAAACATGAAACAAATTAAATTTTACGGCGGGTGCAACATAGATGAGGCGTTGCTCATGCTTCAGCAGGTAGCCGAGAAGTCGGGTGAGCAGTGCTGTGGCGAGTTTAACGGAAAGACACTGTTTTCGACCGATACGCTGGACGAAGCCTACATGAAGGTGACGGGGAAGACGAAAGCAGAACATGATTTGCATGTGAAGCAGTGGCTCGATGAGCAGAAACGTCAGCGCGAGGAACACGAGGCCCGCATTCCGAAACTGACAGAAATGTACCGGCAGAAAGCCCGCGGACTGGTGCTGGATGATACGCTGGAGTATTGGGACAAAATCGTTCCAATTCGCCTCGGAGACATCTATCGTGGGATGGAACTTGGCAACGTACTCGAATGCTGCCGTGTGATGCGCGATGAGTCGCTGAACAGGGAGGAGCGACTGCGCAAGGCTTACGGGATTTTCAGCGACGCAGGCCACAGCGGCAATTCGGCGACACTCACGATGGCGATGCTGCGTAAGTTCTGTCCCGATGGGAACGAGCTGGCTGATGCCTGCAACGAGTTCCGCTACGACAAAGACCACAAAACTACCATCTTCGTGGCTCGTAATCCAGACGGCAAACTGTATCTGCACTTCGTCTATCCTGAATGGAGCAAAATCGAGTCATTCTCCTCGCCCAACGCCGTCAAGTTGAATCCCCTTCTATTCCCTGAAGTGAAAGCTGGTGTAAGGGTTAAATACAAAGCGGATGAAGCGTTCTAACACAAATAAATATTCTGTATAAATAATTTACAAAATGAAACAATACACAGACAAAAACTCTGTATCGGCAGAGATAGAGAAGCTTAACGATAACATTGAAAAGTGTATAAGAAACTTGACTATTGCGAGAGAAAAACGTGATAGCAAAGGAACTGTAGGTGCACTTTTGGAAATGGAAACTTTGATAGTGGATATACAGGAATTTCTTAGCACTATCCGCTGCACCCTTAATGAAAAACAAATGTATTGGACAGAGGAAGAAATAGAGCCGATTATTAGCGACTATTTAAGAGGCGCTGAGCACTATGGTGGTATGATTGGAAGGCTTCGTTGCCTTAAACCAAAGCAATCGCAGATAAAGTGGCTCCATGCTTTCAATACTGCAAGTGAAGAAGGAATTTGTACTCCAGAACGGATTACGTTTTACGACAAAGAGCACGATGCTCTGATAGTTATACCTACAAATTCGCAACATGCTCAATGTTTGCTCGTAAAAGACCTCATAAAACACATTCCTGGCTTCAGAGAAGGAGAGGAAACTTATAAAGAATAAAGTGACACAAGAGCAATATGAAAGACAGCTTAACCAAAAGAGGTAAACATTATGACACCAGAAGAAAAACGAGAACAGGTCATTCAGGGATTGGCAGACCTACTCAGAACCACCGAATTTCAGGTGGAGTATGAAGTGAAGAAGAAGCCGCAAGGCATCAAGGTCATCATCGAAGTGACGCAGGAGCAGATGGAGTCCATAATGAGACCGCTAATAAAGGAGGAGAAATAGAAAATACAAGTAACACCAAATATATTTTACCTATGATTAGGAAAACTTTCACAATTACATTCTATTCCCCCAAAGAACTATGGGTGAAGTTTTGGAACCGTTTCTTTTGGCCACGTCGCAAAAAATGTGCAGAATGGCTGGACTATGGAGAATGTACCGTAGAATATGCGGTCATCAATGAAGTCCTTTGTAATACAGAAGAGCTCGGAATAAGCATTGACTCCAATGAATTGATTAAACTGGAACTTGCAATTAAACCCAAGATAAGAGAAGCATTTGATAAATTAAGAAAAGTCATAACAACCCCAATAGAATAATGAAAAACTATTATTTAACTTTATCGCAGGTGTTTCCTGCCACTCATCCAAAGGCTGGTAGGCCTACATACTTTGAGGAGAAACTTCTTCAGCACACCAAGTTGCACACCATCAGAGCAAATTATGAGTTTTGGAAGAAACGCTTTGAGAAGATAGCAACAGGAGAGGCTTGCCTTTCCATCCGTCAGTGGGTCGGCAAACCTTATGGCAAAGGTTCTACACAACGAGAGATTGTCCGTCTTACCCGTGAGGATGGTATCGGCATACAGAAGCTGACATTTCCTTTTGGCACGTTCAATGAAGCCGCGATAGAAGATGCGGAACGTATTGGCGTGTTTAGCGGCATCGCCCAAACGCTTGCAACAAACGATGGCCTTTCGCTTAGAGATTGGGAAGCGTGGTTTAAGGACTACGACCTATCAAAGTCAATGGCAATTATTCATTTCACACCTTTCAGATACTAATGCGATATGGTATTTATCAACAATTACATGGACTTGCATAATGACATGCGTTTCTATCAAGAGAAGTTCCCATCTACACATACTACCTTTAGCAGTATAAAAACTATTGTTGATAGACATGATGGATTCCCGGTCGGTGCAACATTCGGTGTTGAGGTCGCAAGCGACTGGAATGAAAAGTGCTATGGTTTTGAAATAGACAAAGTCACAAGTAAAAATACTTATGTGCAATATGTCGGAATATGGAAAACGTAAAGATATGAGGTCTGAAGTGTATAACATGGACTGTCTGGAATACATGAAAAACATTCCAGACAAACGCTTCGATTTAGCTATTGTTGGCCCTCCGTACGGCATCAATGCGCCAAACATGCGCATGGGTGAACATGCAGGATATCAATCCACAGCTTCACGCATTAGAGCCAAAGCCCAGAAAGGACGATTCAACAAAGGGGCTGGAAAGCTGAAAAATCGGGCACTTAATACCATGTCTTGCGACTGGGATTTAAATCCTCCACCACAGGAATACTTCAACGAATTATTTCGAGTTAGCAAAAACCAAATCATTTGGGGCGGAAACTATTTTCATCTACCGCCAACAAGGGGTATTGTCGTGTGGGACAAAGAACAGCCTTGGGACAACTTTTCGCAGGTTGAAATGGCCTGGACTTCTTTCGACTGTCCCGCAAAACTCTTTCGCCTTGGGTCAAGAGGGGGCGCAAACACGGAAGAAAAGATACACCCAACACAAAAACCAGTTGAGCTTTATGCATTCCTCCTTCGGACATTTGCCCTACCAGGAGATATCATTTTGGACACACATCTTGGGAGTGGATCCAGCCGAATCGCCGCATTTATGTTAGGATTTGACTTCTACGCCACCGAGATAGACTCATCATACTACGAGGCGCAAGAGCGACGGTTCCATCGCACATGTCCCGACGAATATGAAACCATAAATGGAAAAATTGTTAAACAACTTAATTTATTTGAACTATGAAACAATCACTACTACAGGCAATCATCGCCTTTCTGCTCGGGCAGAAGTACTATGTTAACATCGTAAACACACGCGGCACAAACCGCGCCGACATCTCATCATTTATCTTCAGCACAAAGGATGAGGCAATGAAGCACCGCATTGAGATAGAAGAAGACACATTGTCATACCGATTCGTCGAGACCGTGTCTTTCCGCTCCCGTAAAATTTACCGAATGGGAATGTGCAATAATATCGTATCAACCATAATTGTTGGTTAGTAAAAACTTAAAACTATGACTACAAAGAACGTACTTCAGAAAAGCATCAACATTGCAAAAAACATCCTAAAACGCTGGCGTAACCGCGGCCTGTTTGTAATTGCTGATGCGCGAGACAACTCAATTACCATATCCAAACGTCTCTATCACCTTATCGATAGGCAAGGAATTGGAGACGCTAAGGTATATGTATTCCGACTTGGAACACCTATTGACGGTTCAGTATGTCGCGGTAGCACCGCGACAGATGGCGATTATGCATTTATGCTCAATCCACCCATTTCACAATCCACACAGCTCGCCGACCTGCAGTTCAACAGCCGACATCGCTGCATCGGATTCGAAAGCTTGGTGCCAACCGTCAATCGCATATTCTATGACTACGGATTATCTCCGCACAAACCCGTAAGGCTCCGTGTCGAAATCGGCATTGTCTGCATGGAAGACGGAGATTCCATAAAACCATTCACTTTCTACACCTTACTACATCCATGACTACCATCCTAAAAACCACAAGACGCCCAGATGTCTCCTTCTATGCCAATGGGCGCATCGACATCACGGCGCGCGTCACCAAGGCTCTCAATCTATCCGAGGGTGACTGCATAGGCATTGCCGTTGTTGACAACGATTTCCTGCTCTATAAAAAATACCAAGCTGCAGAAATTGTAGGGCGGCACGAAGCACGACTGCGCATCACGAAGCGCGGTAAATACCGCAATAGTAATATGCGTACAAACTCACGCACGCTATGCGCAGCCATACTTTCTGCTGTTGGGAATGCCGATAAGGCTCGCTTACCCGTCGGCAATCTAATCTGTGACTCGCAGCTGGGACCAGCGATGCCTATTATCACAAAGCTGCCATTACACACTACCTCGGCTGATTCGTAAGTCTCGGCGTAAACTGAACCGTACATCCAGACACAGACTCGTCTGCGCTTAGTGAGCAAAGCAGCACCACGCGGAAGTACTTGTATGGGCTTCCGCTGAAACCACGCAGGTAGTGGTCTTCCGAAGAAGACACGAGTTGCCAGTTGAAAAGGTCGCGAGAACCATATAATATAGTCTTAACATGGCCCTTGCGGAAATAGCCGCGCTGTATAATCGTGTCAACAGTTTTCAATACATTGGCTGCATCAAGCTTTAGCGGACGAGTCACGAGCATACCGTTGACCACTCCAGCGTCCTCGCCTTCGTCTTCGCTACTGCTGTCGTCACTAACCTGATATGGACTGGAATAGTCTATTACTTCATTCGCATGGTTCACAGCCAATGCATCAGGATAGGAGTTGACACCGTATCCTACATCCGAAGGCATCATGCCCCAGGCATTGCCGCTCAGCGAATAAACATAGGCGTAATCCACGGACGGATTATACACGATGACGCGCTGGTGGACATAGTCGTACAGCATTCGACAGTCCATCAGAAACTGACGGAAGGGTAGCAGAGTGAACATGTTTGATATCGGCTCACCGCACAGTTCACTAAGTGCGGAACTTCGCGAAAGATTGCCGACGCTAAACGGATGTAGGCCGTCAATCGTTTCCGAAATACATTTACTATCACTACCTGACAATATCATCAAACCCCTGTCTGTAGCAAACATTACCGTATTATCCATCTGTGTAATGCTGTTGCCGTTACCAAGCACCACGTCGCGCGTGATAGGCTGGCGAGCTGAATAGCCGCCACTCGAAGACACCTCAAGAGCCCACACACCTTCCGAAGTAAATGCGTACAAGGGAAACTGGCCGAATTGGCCTTGCGACAACGCCTTTGCCGCTGCAGCAATACCTTTTATCACACCGCTGCCTACCAAAACCGTCTTGTCTGTCGGGAAATAGAATGGGTTGTTTGTTTCCGACAGGCGTATCATGTTAGGCTGGTTGTAGCTGCTTGTAGCACCATCATAATCTGCCGACATGTCTTGTTCCAAACCACTCCCCGTGTCTTTGGTTATCGCGAAATAATATACATGTTCATTGTCCACGTCAAGGCTTCCGGCTCGTTCAATCCGCACATTGTTTACCTGTATGGGCGTGTAATTGTATGAAAACGCATAATCCGACACCTCAGAAGCAATCAGGTCGTACGTCCTGCCCCAGCGGGCTGTCGTTTGCGAGTAATTCTTCTGATAATCTTCCGTGTTGCCGAAATTGGTATGCGTGTATAGTGGCCTGTCAAACAGAATGGTAATCCTCGTCGCATGGCGAGAAGGAAACATCATCATAGGTTGGATAGGGTAGGCTACCTTCCTTTGATAAAAGATTTTTTTCGTACCATACTGCGTATCAAAATCAACCACAAATGTAGCATTGACATAAGGTGTGCATTTGGTTACACTGCCGTTGGGCAAAAGCCCCCCGTTTTCCGTCACCTCGCCAGATGTAGTGGCAGCACTGCTTGGCAGACCGACAGCATTCCTGGATATGTCCAGACGAGAGCCTGACATGGGAACGGTTTCGCGCTCGCTTAGCATCGCATCCGTGCCGTCGTTGCTAAAGTCAACCGTCACATATCCACCAGTACCAGCACCATTACAGTTTGGCATGTAGTAATGCTGGTACTTAAACAATGGATATGTAAACAGCACATCACTGTCATTATTGACGTGTGATACGACAACATTTGCCAAGTTCAGTCTGCCATTGTAAGAAGCAAGGTGGTTTGCCGAAAACAACTTACGATTGAAGTCTGCAAGACTTATAGTTTCGTTCCCGGAATACTTGTTTTCAAGCGCAATTGATGTTCCAAGCTCTTCTTTTCCTATATGTAGCGCAAGGCGAAATACAAGCGTGTCAAGTTTGTCTCGCAATTTTGTTTCACTTAATTTTTCATAGACAAAATAACGATATATAGAAGATGCCTTATCAAAAGCGTTATATGCTTTGTCAGTGTCATAGAGATACGTCCCTTCCGTCAGAAAAATATCAACGCCAGATACGATGTCGCGGATAGATTCATTGTTGTTTATTCCTGCTACACGGGCCATCACATTATGGGAGTGAATATATACAGTGTTGTCACAATAGATTTCGTCAATGTGCGTAGAAGTAGAACTCGCAAGTTTGTAGGTTATACTCGTGTTTTCGTTCCGAGGCAGCAGGGTGAATATATCTGAGAGCATGATGCGGGAGCCATCATATAGCCGAAGTGCTGCAACACCAAAAACAACATGCTTAAACCAGATTTCCGGATGTTCCTCGTCTTCTATCTTTGAATTGATATAACTGTCAACGGCATTGTTGATAATCCGAGAACCAGTCTCAGTAACGAGTCTGTTGTTCCCGTCTGCAAGGCAAGATTCTGCATCGTTGTCAAGGCCAATTCCTTCGTAGGGCGAGACATCCATACTACCTGTCCATTCGATTTCTACATTATACTTTAAGTCGCCTTGCGAAAAAGTATTGTAGCCATCGGCATTCCACATGAAGTAATGCAACTCCGTCTTGCCGGCAACTACAACTACATTGCCCATAACCTCAATGTCAAGATACTCATCGTCCGTGTATGATTTTATTTCGCGCCCTTCTTCAAGAAAACTTGCTGGAATGGACCACGGTGCATCGTGTGTCTTTATCGTCTCCTCATCCACCCAGTAGAAGGTTTGCGTCACATGCCCGCTCGACTCTACTGTTTTAACAAGTATGTAATGCCTACCGTCGGAAAACTGTGGGGAGTTGTGTATAACAGCAAGCTTGTAGCCTTCCGGTAACGAGAAAAGAACCTCTGCAGACTGCACTACCTTCATCCCTTCATCATCTGGCGCAAGATTCATCGCTGCGGCAAGGTCACCGTCAACGCAATCATAATCGGAGGGGGATGTGCTGTACCCATTGTACTTGATTTCCTTTATCATAGCTCATTATTCTTATGTTTGTTATCGCACACAAATTTACAAAGCATCAGCCCCAACTACGTTTTAAGTATTTAAAGACCAAAATGGGGATGTGTCTTTCAACACACCCCCAAGCAGCAGTTTTAGCCAAAACTTTTTACAGACCGAAGTATCTACGAATGCTAAACACGTGGTCGGAATCTTTCAGCTTGTCAATAGCCAAGGCGTGTACAGCCTTAACAATCCTCTCTTCTGGTATAGTTGTCAGGGGACTGCCGATAATATCTGCTATAGTCTGGGCGCTGTCAGAATACACCATGTTCATTGTGACCCACAACGCACACGAATTGTAGTACGGTTCCTCTTCCAAAACGAGTCCAAGCCGTTCCATGGCAGACTTCCACACACTGCGAGGCCACGGGGCTTTGGGATTCATGGCAGAAACAATCTGCTCAGCCTCCTTTTGGCTAAGGTAATTGCGCCACTTGATGGAACAAAGCTCTTCTATCCACTCCTCGGCAGTCTCGGGGCGATGCTCTATTTCGTGTTCCATCATTTCTTTCATCACGCCGCCAAACACTTTCATGTAGGCAGGATTATTCGAGGTGGCCATGTAGTCATACAGCATGGCAAATCTCTCGCGCATTTCTTTCTGTGTAAGCATAGTTCCTATTTTCTTATAATTTGAATACTTGAGATTAGCCTTTTCCAGTTTTTAGAAATTTGGCTATCATGTCTTTCATCTCCTTCGTATCGGCGGCCTGCTGCGCGATGAATTGGCTTTGCTTGTCTATAACCGACTGCATTTCCTCCAGCCTCTTCTCATATGCGGCATTCTGCTGATATACTGGGTCGTTCTCTTGTAACCATGCCGAGCATTTACTCTTGATTTCCTCATACATCGGAATCTGACGAAGAGCCTCTTCGCTTCTTGCCTGAAGCATACGCATACCGCTCAATACGTCTTCCTTGTTTGGAGTAATAAGCAAAACACCGTCGTCACTCATTGTCTGACTGAGAGAATCCTGCAATTCAATAGTCTGCGTCTTGCCGCCAAAATTAGCAGTCACATCAATAACCATCATAAGTTGGCCATTGTACAACTTCTTTTTGTCCTGAGTGACATGAGGCTGGCCCACATATGTCACGGTGCCCGTACCTACTTCGGCTGTCTGACTATTGAGGAGATAGAGCGGATATCCTTGTTTGAGTTCTTTGAATAGCATATTTATCTTACTTTAAGGGTTGTCCTTTTCGTTCGGTATGTTGCGATTGTGCTACAACTCTACACTTTAAGGGTAGAGGCTACGGCCTTTTGGCTTTCGCCCCACCCTTAAAGTTACTTTATGCCCCAGCGGCAGTTGTGCCTTGAGTGCGAAGTTCTGCAATAATCTCGCGGGTCTGAGCGGCGCGACCAACCTCGTCACGCAACTGCTGGATGGTAGTTGCCTGCTCAAGTTGCTTCGAGTTGCACAGCCAATCCAGAATCTTCTGCGTGTTGGCAGTATCATTGGCCATCAACATCTGCCCCTGTTGCTGAATCAGGTAGCCGATATTGGAGAATCCAGTCTGGATGGTATTGGTCTGACGCTCATTGTTCAACTGCGACTGATAGCCCTGTTCTATGGTGAGTTGCTTTTGCTGACAGCAACAGTTCTGCATGTCGCGGGCAAAACTGTTGATGTTTGCCGCAAGGTCGCCCAAGCCAGCTTGTACGCCGTTGAAGCCGTTGGCCACCTGGGCCTGAGCCTGTCCTGCGGCAATCTGACTGGCAATACCGTCAATGCGGCTGTTTACACCTGCAATGCTGCCCATCAGCTGCTGCTCTTGCTGTCCTGCAAGGACTTGGCGACTGATAGAGTCTGCGCCCTGGTTCACGGCTGCCACAGTTGCAGCAGATGCTTCTGCGGCACCGTTCCGATTACCTCCGAGGATTCCACCGTTACCAAGGGCTGCGCCAAGGAAACCACCGAAGCCCGAACCAAACAGAGTGCCAAAGCCGTTGCCATTGCCCCAACCGTCATTACCACCAGTGTAGATTTTTGTGCTTTCACTTTCCATAACTTAAAAGTGTTTTTAGTTTGTAACTTTGTTTCAAATCTCTTGTCTTTCGCGATTGACAACACAAAGTTACCCTCCAACAACACTCCAAACAAGCAAAAAGAAAATATCAAGCCATCACGTTTTGAGGTTACCGCGAAAGCGCTTTATGACACGTTCCACCGTGCTTTTGCTGATGCCATACTTCGCAGCAAGCTCATCAACGGTACAGCGATATTTCAAACGATGGCTGCGCATAGAAAGGAAGTCGTAATACATATCCACATACTGATAATCTTCTGTCCTGACACCATTTTTTGAGAGCATTTTTAACATCTCTGCACAAATTTTCACCATATCCGCTACTATCATAATCTTTTTTATTAACTTTGTAACGCCAATTACTTATATAAGAAAAAATACCTGTTCGTAGAGTACAAGGCATAATGCCCTCGACTACCTGCGGATAGGTATCTTGTATAGTAATTGGCGTTACATCAAGAAAAGTCGGGGGCTTTTTCTTTCCCCCAAGTATGGACGTGCTACTCTTGCAGCCTCACGACACGGATGTCATCTATGGAGGTATGCGGATTCTTGCTCACAATATCCCATTGCCTGTTCTTTATCCGCTTTGTCTTCCACAAAAATCCAAGGAAGCGCTTACGCTTCACTGTTTCCACAACCAAAAGCGAGTCTCGCATGCGGATAGTTCCTTCAAATGTCCAAGAGCCTCCCGCCTCGTCTGTTGCTGTTCTGTTTGCTGCCGTTCTGTTTGTTGCTGTATCACTGCAACTATATACGCACCCATGCAAATCCACCCATTCATCCATATAGTTGAAACAATGCGCACTTGTGTAGATTGTCTCCTGCCGTTCTGTCTGTTGCCGTTCCGTCTGTTGCTGTATCACTGCAACCAAAAAAGAATCCTGCATTGCAGCACTCACATGCAACTCTGTGCTCGTAGCAGCCGTTGCTATCTGTTGCAAGTCTCGTCCCCTTTCTTTCAGTTCACTGACAAGTGCCTGGTCCTCGGCATAGTATTTCTTGTACTCGTTCAGTTTCAACTCCAGCACGCCTACACGCGCGGCGTTGAGACTGTCTTTTATCTTGTACTTCGTAACGTCAGACAACAGGACCTCCGTGTTCGTCTTGTACCTAAGCATTTCAGCCTTGGCACGCCTTAGCGATTGCCGTTGCAGCCAAACGACCGCAAGGCAAACGCACAGTCCGGTAATCAGGTATTTGTTCATGCTAAAATCTTTTTATGCAGCAGCCTTCAGCATACCATAGGCACGATTCACAGCATCCATGTCGGCACCTTGCCGAACTTGCTGAAGCAGATCGGGAGACAAACCCTGCACGGGCTGCCCCTTACTCATCTGCTCCTGCTGGCTCTTTATGCTTTGCAGCAGATTGTCGGCAAATGGGAAGTCGCCGTTCTCCAGCAATTGCTCAAGGGTTATCTGACCTGCCTGCCATATTGTGATAAGGAACTCGTTTGCCATCTGCCTGTAGGCTGGGGTAGAGGTGCTTTCAACAATGCTAAGGTCAAACTCCACATCGCGAATCTTGTCCGGGTCAAGCACAACACGAGCATTCTTGCCGGCAATGTTGAACACACGCTTCGTCGTGTAGAACTGTTGCATGTTCTTAACATCTTTATAAGATGCCTCAATGACAAACTGGCTGAAGCTGTCGAGCAGATCAAGCAACGAAGTCGTGCCACTCTGCAACATCTGCTGTGCATGAGCACCACTTTCGCCGCTATAGCCAGGACGGCCTTGCAAAGCACTGTTTACACCGCTGATGTCCTCAAAGAACTTCAATTGCAACTGCAAAAGCTCATTGATGCCGATATTCGTCGAGTTGGAAGAAACCTGCTGAGGAAGTTGGCCACTCTTGCTCGGACGATACAGAATAACACCATTAAAGCGGCTCCACTCATCGGCAACATCGTTGATGTCAAGGCCCTTGAAACAGTCTTCTGGCGCAAGGAGGACACCTTTTGCACTGGCACGCAGAATCCAGTCGTAAAGCGTTACCAGTCGGTTAGCATATCGCTGCTGGTCGATAAAGTCCGAAACAAATGAATGTATCTCGCCGTCAATGTATGGGTACGCCTTGAATACATAGGGATGGCTCTTATGGGCGTATGGGGTCTCACCTTCCTTGAGAATGTCGCCAAACGGTGTAAGATAATAGAAGTACCAGTAACTATCCATAAACCACTCCGAATGTATCAGAGGTATGTCTTCCTGAGACATTCCTGCCTCGGCACCACGGCGCAAGCGGTCGTTGTTTACACCAAGAACCAGTTCTTCATAGTCTTCCACATCTACCTTAAACACCTCGCCATTGTTGTAATCGTGGCAACGGTATCGAGGCTTGCTTTCCTTGCGCCAAACCTCTATGACACGGCAACGGGTTGGGTCGCTACTAAGAAGAAAGTCATAGTTACTAAGTTTTGAATAACCGAAATCTTCCCAGTGCGACTGAAACGTGCCGGAATCACGCGCAGAGTGATAGATTGAGGCAAGACGCTTGTAGTCGTCAGGACTTTGTGCAAATTCCTGGCACAACGTACCAAAATCAACGTCGTGCACTTCGCCAACGAGACTGCAATCCCAGCCGCGGAAATCGCGCATGTTGTTGTCGATAAAGAAATTGTAGGGCTGCACATAGTCTGTCCAGCAGTCCAACTTGTCATTGCGCCAACCATACCATTTCTTATGCACAACAAGTCCACTGATAAGAAACTCTTCCATACTGCGACCATACACCTCTGACATTCGGTTGAGTTGCATGTTGCATTGGAGGATTGTACTCATCGTTTCGCCAAGATTTTGTTCGTCGCGGTCACGGGCTGTACATGTTGGCTCCTTCGACTGGCTGCGGTAAACACCAAGAACATTGCGGACAAGCCTTCGGATGAGATTGTTTTTCAAGGGCACATTGCCCTGAGACTTGATGTACTCTTCCTCTGTCATGTCTTCACCGTCAACGGTTATGATGTCATTCCACTGGTCGCCGTATGTGTAGCACTTGTTTCGCTCCCTGTCCTTACGGAAACGAGACATACTATTCCAATACTGCTGCGCCTCAAACAGCACATCAAAAGCACGGCGATAGCCGTAACGCCTTGTGCGCGCCACGCTGTCCATCTCAACATGCGCACACACATTCTTCATGCTTCTTAACTTTGCAGTCATACCTTCACAATTTTTTCATTTTTAATAGCATAGCGCACTTTGCCGCGGAACATGTTAGCCTCGTCCACTCTGCGCTTCTTCAACGCCTTCCTCTGGAACGCAATTGTCGCAAAAAGAATGGCGCATAACAAGATTATAAATACTTTTTCATATCCACACTTAATCTATAAAGTCCATAATTCCTTTAACAAGTGCTTTGACTATCTTTGTCCTGCCCTCTTCACTTGTGGCAAAGTCCACATCGGCTTTGTTGTCGTGGAAGAACATTTCCACAAGCACCGCTGGCATAATCGTGTCACGGCATATAGCAAGGTTCTGCGGCCAATATGGTTGCTTGTCCCCATTACACTTGCGGACTTTCATACCTCCGTTCTCAAATGCGCTTACCAAGCACCTCGCGAATGTCTTGCTGTTGGCACTTGCATTAAGCCCGACATGTGCGGACATTCCGTGTGCATCGTGCCACTTGCCATCGTCTCCTGCGGCATTGCTATGTAAGGAAACAAGAATAGTGCCATCACGATGTTTCCTGTGCAAGTCATTGGCACGCCATACCCTTGTCCTCAATTGTGTGTCATCATCTTCGGGACATATCAAGGCATAAGGTACACCCCTTTCTTCTAACTCAAAAGCAACCCTACGCGCTATGTCACGGGCATATCTACCCTCGATTACTCTATTGTCTGGACTACGCTTTCCTGGGGTGTTTAGCCCATGACCATTTTCAATCAGTATTTTCTTCATAACTTTAACAATGTTTCTGCGTTCTCGCTTTTTTCTTTTAATGATTCCATATTTCTCGCTTCTTCCACTTGCTCCTCAGTCACCTTCGGCTTGTCCTCCTTGGCTTCCCCTGCTGCCTCCTCTATTTTCTCACTCTTGCGCTTCAAGAGGGACACAATAATTTTCCGAATTGAGAAGTCCTTCTCTGCGCCATTCAAGACGCAGATGTGCCCGTAGATGCTATCCAACTCCCATGCACTTGTAAGTAGCATGACAATCGTTGCCAGCTTAATGGGGTCTATGCCCACTGGCTCCATAGCCTTGCCAAGCAATCCCGCCACCATGAGGTAGCACACGTAATCCACAACCTTGTTCGCCGTTCTCCTACAAGCCTTGCTCTTCCGCACCTCACGACCCTGCATACGGCTCTCTGAGATGCCAAACCAAAAGTCAACGCCAATGAGCACCAGCGACAGCAGAACCCACCACCGCATGTCATACACGAGGCTTACCACCTCACTGCTCATCACGGCCACACTCATTGTACGCGCCGCGTTGTTCACTATGCTTCTGTCTCCTATCATTCTTTTATG